TCCGATCCAATCATTTCATTTGCTCTACTAGCATTTACAAAATAAAAGCGTCCCTTAGAAACATAACTGTCTTCTGATGTGTACACTTTTATAGCGTAGTATTGTCTTTGAGCTTGTGAATAACATATTTCCCAGATTGTTTTCCATTTGACAATAAACTTATTGCTTTTTGCTAGTTCTTGTTCTATTTCATCTGATCTGAATTTAATACCGGCTAGTACTAGTATATTTTTATTTTTCATCTCCCCACAACTTTTTAGCCAGTTCGTAATTCTTTTGTGCTTCATTAACTGCTTTCTTGGCATAAGTAAGAGTATAAGCATGTTCACGTGGGTATTTGCCGGACTTCACACCTTCATGGAATTCTTTAGCTTGTTCCAATTTATGTTCGTAGAAGTCAATGCTTTCCGGCATAGACAAATTGATCGTGTTGGCACGTTTCTCCCAATATTGGGCCACTCTTTCATGTTCATTTGCCTTATCACTGAACTCAACGCTTTTACCCATGTTGTTCCAGGCATCATCTATCATTTTGCGATGACCTCGTTCACTATGGTGCCCTACTTTGATGGGCTCGCCTAAAGAAAGAAAATCTCGATGTTTATTCGATTTCTGAAAATACTCATTACTTTTTTGCACTGCTGATACGGCCCATTCACGTCTGCGATCCGCTCTTTGCTTCGCCCATTCCTGTACATTAAATCCGTCAGCCCGAACGATGGAGTAATAATAGAAACCATCTTTCTCGAAAATTAAATTAAAAACGATGCTTTCATTTTCTTTGCCGTACTTGGTTGTAACCTCAATAACTTCTCCTTTTTCGTGCTTTTCATCGCACTTTGCCAAAAACACGTTTGGCGCAAACTTGTAATATGTGTTCATTGCTCTTATGTATTAAATTGCTAACTTTAATATTTCTATATCTCGAATAAGTCTATTGGCTCTCTGCCTTTCATTACTTGCAAAGTCTTCATTACAGATACTTTCGTAGAATGCCGCATTTTCTTCTGCTTCTTTTAACGACATCTCTTTGCGTTCTATCAAAGACTTTATTGTATCAATATCATTGCTATTAATAATTTCTTCTAAAGCTGTCTTCTTTGTTAATTCGATTGTTACTTTCATTGCTCTTTTAATTAATTATCTGCAAACTTTATCAACTGTAACTTTCAACACTTTCCAATCACCTATTGCCAGATTAAGTGTTCCATCGGAATTAATTTTCTCAATTACAAATTTCTTATAAGGATAAGGGTTGTAAGTGACTTCACGTCCTAATTTTGCATTAAACTTTCTCATCGCTTTTGTCTTTTAATTGTTAGTAATATTGGTTTCTTTTAGTATTGTAAAGATACTCATTATCAATGAATTAGCCAAGTATTTACACAATTATTTTAGTCGTAAAATACTCATAACCAGAGATTTAACTTTTAGAATAAAACAGCAAACATAATACAGATGATGCATCGGAAATGGTTACTTTGTACAGTTTATCCATTCCACTTTTTTAATTTATCTAAAAACTTGCTATCCCCTGAGTAATCAGCACTGATAGCCTTCTTGCTTTCGATAATCTGCTCTAAAAGTATTATACATTCCTTCCTTATCTCTTCAGCTTCGTTATAACCGCAAGCGTTGTCAACCATTATCTCTATGTTTGATTTTGGCTTAGAAAGTTGTTTGCAGAGAATTTTCAACCGCCAGTAACAGAAATCAATTGTGGCTATGTGTTCTAACTTGTTCATTTCTTTTTAAGTATTTCAATACATTCCTTTACTCCATCATCGAAACCTTGTTTATACCCTTTGGTATATTCCCCTGTGGTATATACCGCCATTGACAGAAAAAATAGAAGGATACCTAAAGCCTTATGCCAACCAGGTAGCGAGATGGAAAACGGTTTAAATGTAATTGTTAGATCTCCGACCCATAATAGGGCGATAATACATATGATTGTAAATATAATTGTTTTCATAATCAATATTTTTTTCCATTCAACTTAGGTCTTAATTCGTTATATCTTTGTTTCTGCTCAATATGCCATAGCAAATCTATGTCAAGATGTTTGGCTAGTGCAAAGATTGAAAATATCATCTCATTTACAATCGTAGAAAGATACTGGTAATCTACAATTGGTTTGATAAATATGGAATATATCGCTTCCGTGAAACTCAATTGGCTGTACATGCAGGCAATATCATCTATATATTCGGAGTTAATATCATTACTAGCAGATTCAAGGCTTATTCCTCGAAGTCCTGCAAGGTCAAGCAGACGTATAACCGCATCGCTTAGTTCGTCTGAAACCGTATCTTTGATATATTTTTCAAAACAATACTTGAAATTGGCATCATCGTGCGGTTCTTCATCCTCATAAGAAGAATTGAAAGATTCCCTGTCGGCACGTTTCCCTTTTCGGTCCGCTTCCACAGCTTCCATAAGTTCGGAAATAACAAGGCAAAGGCAGTGTTCTTCACTCAGTCTTTTATCATGAAAACCATGCTCACAAGCTGTCTTATAAGCTATATTCCGTAGTTCATTCAAATTAATATTATTCATAAATTTACTCCCTATCTGTTAATCAATCAGTTCAAATTCATATACGAAAACATAAGGATTGGATTCCCATGTACCCTTGCCTGATACTTTATCTATGAGGGCTGCAAAGGCTTCACGGGGTGTATCAAATCCATCGTCTTTGTTTCCCTCAAATTCATAAAATATAGATGGTGGAAACTCATCATCACCCGAATCTTCATATACCCCTTCTTTCAAGCAATCTTCATCGCTAATGTCCTGTAAACGTTCAATCTTGAGATTGGTAATTCGGATATGATGTATCATGAGGTCAGCGCGGACAAAGAGTTTATTACGCCAACCTTTACTATACTTCCAACCACTAACTAACATATCAAGTGTTTCCAATCCTTGTTCATGGTAAACGGTTTCATAGCTTTGCGCAATGGCAACAACTTCACCAACTTTGTAGCGTGGAATAATTTCTCCCGAATTAAATTCCCTTCCATCAGCATCATACATACAAGGATAGCCAACAATCTTTTTATCAGAATGGCATCTGTGTATATTGAATCCAGCAACCCATTCTCCTTTAAAAGTTCTAGGACATTTGATTATTCTTCTCGTCATAGTCTTACGACCATCCAACACCGCTTGTGTTAATCCAAACTTATCATTGAAAGATATCTTTTTCATATTTATATCAATTTTAATGCTTCCTGTAATCCTGCTTCAAGTGCTTCCTCGTAGGTATTATAATGGACAATAGGTCTGTCAGACAATCCTATCAAGTCATGGGTAGGTATTGTCAGAATATCGTAAAGCCAATAGTTTCCATACATATAGCCTATTTCAATATGGAGGCATTTAGTGTCACGCAACCACTTCTGGGCAACATATAATGTTGGGCATAAAAATTCAACTGGTTCGTTATCTATTTCCGTACAACATGACATACTTTGCGGAATGTCGTATCTTCTAATAATATTATCGCAACTTATTGTGCGTTCACACTTCCAATTAAATCCTTTCTCTTTCAGCAATTTCGCTGTTTCTAATGTTACAAATTCTTCGGTCATAACTATTCTCCTTTCTTCTTTTCACACTCTTCACAATGTAATTTATAAGCATGGGCAAACATCTTTAACGTAACAGGCTCAAAGTGAAAATCCGCCTGTTTCCCTTCTATGACAACTGAAATACATAACTGACCGTTGCAAAAGTCAATATATGCTTCACCACCTCCATCTCCGTTAATGGAAAGTGTTTGTGTCTGTACGCTATTCATAATTATTCTCCTTTAATCTTTTAATTAGGGCATCAGCGCAATTAAGCGAATATTTAGCGACTACATCAGAATTAACACCATAGTCGTTTGCTATAACAATTTTAATAATGTCTTTTGCCAATTCGTACCTACGTTGTTCCCAATCAATGTTTTCACTAAAGAAATTAAGTTCTGACACCTTGATATACATGTTTCCCACCAATGCAGTACCATCATCATATAAATCCTTAATCTCTACAATTTCTCCAGTTGATTTTACTCTTGCTTTCATTGTTCCTCCTTCCCAACTTTAACATATCCGTTTTCAATGCACCAGCACAACATTTCGTAGGCTGAATCAATAAGTTCTTTTCCTTCTGTGATATTTCCGATAGACCTAGTATAAGATTCCACATACAAGCATGTATAGCTATCTGCAAATTTTTTGATGGTCAGCACTTCATTGCCGATGAAACAAGGTAACTTGTCGAGAATATCCGGCAAGGTGTAGATATGGTATAATCCAAGTTCTTGTAAATGTTTCGTCTGATCAAATGACAATACCTGTTTCATTCCTGTTCCTCCTCTGTTTTAATCTCTGTTATTTTGCCACGACTGACAAAACACTTGTCCATGTTTGGATTTTCATAAGCTATATCGCAAATTATTTCTGAACTATCATCGCATTCATTTTGTAATGAGCACTTATCACATGTTCCATAACACAATTCATGCAGCACTCCGTCTATTATTATTCCGTTATTTACTTCCATGTTTAATCTCCTTTCTCTTTTCCGTTCCAGTACATCCCTGTTGGCTTCGAGTATATCATCGAAAGACGGGATCGGCATATAGTGAGTAATACGATATAGGGGAGAATCTTGTAAAAATATTCGATTATCCGATTCCCATTGACCATTTCCATAATACAAGCCAACAAAATATCCTTTACGAGAATCTTTCCATTCCACTGTAAAAAACACACCTGTATTTTTTTCCGGCAACCCTTCCTTAACACTTATCCAAGGCGATTGCTTTGACTGCCATTCGGCACCATATATGAATGCCTCTTTAACTAACCTCATTTCTAAGCTATCATCGTAATGACATTCATAACAATCTTCTGCCGCTTCTCTTGCCACTTCTTCTACTGTCTGTTTCATACGCATTTAGATTTATCAATTTGTCCTATTCGCTGTTTTTCAAATCCATCTATCTGTGCATCAGTAAGGTTGTTTAGCCATTCATCAGCATACTTTCTGTACTTGGCATGATTGCATTTATAAAACTCCAATCTAAGCCATTCAATAGTTATGTCCTTTTGTTTCATAATTGTTCCATTTTTAATTAACTCACACTAATTCAATTATAGTCTTCTTAAAATTAACATATAAAGGTATTGCTGACATACCCCCATTGCAATCCAACTGTCTTAAAGAGGGAACGACCTCTCCGTCATCATCAATCTCATAATCTACAATATAGGCTAACTTCTTTGCTTCGGGAACCAATATCCTTTCATTGTTCCTTTCATGAGCCATGACCGTTATACAGACCTTGCTTCCAACAGGAAATCCTTGGTTGGATTCAATGTATTCCTTTTCCAACTGAATTTTCTGATTCTTCAATTCCCTTATTTTTGAATCAATATCATTTTTCTTTGTCTGAAATTCTTCTTTGTTCATTTTTATATTGTTTTAAATATTAATCTTTTTCGATGAAAGTGTTAGTCGTGTTTATCACACCAGCAGAATCAACGCTCTTACCATCCCGGATAAACACTT